AACACAAACGGATGTGCCACTCATCGTTGTACGCACTCCAGACCAAATATGAGTCAAACACCAAGCGTCTATGCAGAATATGGCAAAGAGTGTCGTGAATTATTTTATGCACCCAAAGGCTTCAAGCTGGTGGGCGCAGATTTATCTTCTTTAGAATTACGCTGTCTGGCCCATTACATGGCCAAGTATGATGACGGTGCTTATGGCAAGGAGATTGTCGAAGGCGACATCCACACCAGAAATGCAGAAGTTTTAGGTGTGTCACGCCAGCATGGAAAAACATTTATATATGCTTTTTTATATAACGCTGGTGCAGCTAAGCTAGGTGATATTGTGGGTGGCGGTGAAAAGGTTGGAAGAAAACTTATGAATAAGTTTCTGAAAGCAACACCTGCCCTCAAGAAGTTAAGAGAAGCAGTTGATGCAGCAGTCAAAAAGAACGGCCATTTAAAAGGCTTGGATGGACGTACATTACCAATTCGTTCTGCTGCACTCAATTCGTTGCTCCAAAGTGCTGGAGCAATATTATGTAAAAGAGCAACCGTTATTCTTTATAAAAACCTAGCTGCTAAAGGATATGTCTTTGGTAAAGACTACGCCTTCGTTGCCCATGTTCACGATGAAATTCAGATACAGGCAAAAGAGGAAATAGCAGATATTGTCGGCCAAGAAGCTGTCACTGCCTTCCAACAAGCTGGTGAATACTACGACTTTAGATGCCCAATCACGGGTGAATACAAGGTCGGCCAGAACTGGGCAGAGACACACTAGACCCCAACGTGAAAAGCGCAATGAGCGCAGACGTGAATTGGTCAGTTACAAAGGCGGTACATGCGAAAGATGTAGACAACAATTTCCTTATGTCGCTTTCGATTTTCATCATGCTGACCCTACAACAAAGGCTTTTCCGCTATCTCAACGTAACATGGAACGTAAGTGGGAAAGTTTAATTGCAGAAGCAGATAAATGTCATTTGCTCTGCAGCACCTGCCATCGGCTCGTACACTTCGAGAACGATGAGCGGTTTCTAAAATCATAACATAAAGGAATCCAAATTGATTGACGCAGCGTTCATGAATGTCATGGGTGATGACGACCTCGTTGTCGATGCAGCCCGTGTGTCATTTAGTAAACTATCTGACAGCTACACCACTGCACAAAACGAAAGGTTGATAAAGTTTCTCGCCAGAGAAAAACACTTTGCACCCTTCAGTCATCCTCACATCACATTCCGTTGCCAAGCTCCGATATTTGTGGCCCGACAACTGGCTAAACACCAAGTTGGCGGTACATGGAATGAGGTCAGTCGCAGGTATGTGAAAACTACACCTGAATATTGGGTTCCTTCGTGCCTCAGAGAAGAAGCTCCAGATGTAAAACAAGGCTCATCGGACACAACACATAAAAGAAGTTCTGAGTTCCTAGAGGATTGGAACGACATATGTATTGATGCCGTGGCCCTTTACCAAAAAATGGTAGCATCGGGTGTTTGTGCAGAACAAGCACGAGCCATCTTGCCCGTGGGTTCCCTTACCGAATGGGTATGGACGGGTTCGCTTCTTTTCTGGGCACGTGTTTATGGATTGCGAAGTGCACCAGACACACAGGCAGAAACTAGGCTGTTCGCAGATTTGATTGATGAGCACCTAGCATCGTTATTCCCAATATCATGGAAGGCTCTTACTGATGGATGAACAACACTTTTTTAATGAGAACGTTGCCAAAGCCTTGGCTATGTCAGAAGCCATAGCAAACTTAGCAAACACCCACTCAAATATTATAGACGAAGAAATGAAGGCCGTTGTAAAAATTGCGGCTGATGTTTGTTTATCACACATGCTGCCAAGGCCACGACAAAACGCAGATTTAGTCGGTATGGATGGAGGTAAGATGCAATGACAACTTATCTTATAGATGCTGATATTGTAGCCTTCAAAGCGGCTGCAGCCACAGAACAAGCAGTGGATTGGGGTGATGGTTTTTGGACACTTCACGGTTATCTTAATGACGCTGAAGCCTACATTGAAAACTTCTTTGCCGACCTTCAGGAAAAACTAGGTAAAGGCGATTTGTGCCTGTATCTTTCTGATAAGAAAAACTGGCGTAAAGAAATTCTTCCTACCTACAAAGCTAATCGTGCTGGAACACGCAAGCCACTTATGCTGCCTGTCATCTGCGAGTGGATGCAAACCCGTTACCTCGCAAGTTCAATGGACGGATTAGAAGCTGATGACCTGCTAGGCATTAAAGCTACTAAGGATGATGACTGCATTATTGTCAGTGAAGATAAAGACTTAAAAACAGTACCTGCAAAAGTCTTTAACCCTGCGAAGGATATTGAGCCACAAGACATTTCTGAACATGAAGCTGATTACAACTTTATGTTTCAGACCCTGACAGGTGACAAAACGGATAACTATTCTGGCTGTCCATCCATAGGTCCAAAAACTGCAGAAAAAATTTTAAGCGGTGCAGACACCCTCAATGACATGTGGACTGCGGTAACCGAAGCCTATGCCAAACAAAATCTTTCCACTGAGGTTGCATTACAGCAAGCGCAAGTTGCTCGTATCTGCCGTTCCTCCGACTTCAATTTCAAAACTAAAAAGGTAATACCGTGGACGCCACCAAAATAATCCAAACCCCCGAACACTATTCATCACAAGTCGTTGAGCCAGCAGAATACATCATGATAAATGATATGGAGTTCTGGCGTGGCTCAATCATCAAGTACGCAAGTCGTGCTGGTAAAAAGATTTACGATGGTAAAACCGCTGACGAAAGTGAACGGCTAGACTTATTGAAAGCTATTCGTTTTGCAGAAATGCGGATGAATATGCTGAATGAAGAGGGAATACTATGAAGTATGGCCCTACTCTCTCAATCAGTGAAGAAATAGACCGCACAAAATACCGACAAGAAGGCGAAGACTTTTACAACAAAGTGGTTCGCATCGCTGCTACTTTAAAAGATAATAAGTATCACTTCGAAGAACTGAAGACAGCACTCTTAAATCAACGGTTTATTCCTGCAGGTCGTGTTCAGAACGCTATCGGAGCAGCCCGACAGACCACAGCATATAACTGTTTTGTATCTGGTACGATAAACGACAGCATGGAAAGTATCATGGCACGTGCCACAGAAGCCTCTGAAACAATGAGGCGTGGTGGTGGTATCGGTTACGACTTCAGTAACATCCGACCTCGTGGTGACCGTATAAAATCACTGGACAGTAAATCATCTGGCCCTGTTAGTTTCATGCGTATATTTGATTCAATCTGTCAGACTATAGCATCATCAGGTCACAGACGTGGGGCACAGATGGGTGTGCTGCGTATCGACCATCCAGACATCGAACAGTTTATTACAGCTAAAAACGATGACACATCGCTCTTAGGCTTTAATATTTCTGTTGGTGTTACCGATGAGTTCATGGATTGCTTAGAAAATAACGAGCCATTCCCACTCCGTTTTGAAGATGAAGTGTATAAGTATGTAGACCCTGTGGCCCTATGGGATATGATTATGAGGTCAACATGGGACTATGCAGAACCTGGAATTTTATTCATAGATACAATAGGTTATTATAATAACTTAAACTATTGTGAGCGTATTGCAGCTACAAACCCATGTGGTGAACAACCTCTACCACCTTATGGTGCATGTCTTCTAGGTTCTTTTAATCTCGTTAAGTACTTAAAAGAAAGTGGTACTGCTTGGGAATTTGATTTTGAATTATTTAAACATGACATCCCTACTGTTGTTCGAGCCATGGACAATGTTGTAGACCGAACAATCTATCCGCTTGAGAAGCAAAAATATGAAGCTGAAAGCAAACGAAGAATGGGTCTTGGCATAACTGGCCTAGCCAATGCAGCTGAAATGTGTGGTTATCCTTATGCTTCCCAAGAATTTCTAGACTTTACTGAAGAAGTGTTGGGCACATTGCGAGATTGTACCTATGCAGCCAGTTCTGATTTGGCATTAGAAAAGGGCAGTTTTCCCTTATTTGATGCAATGCATTATATGAAGTCACCGTTTATTAAAACGTTACCTGAGTGGGTGCAGACCAAAATACAGAACCAAGGCATTCGTAACTCTCACCTTACTTCAATAGCACCCACAGGCACGATTAGTCTTGTGGCTGATAATGTTTCATCAGGGATAGAGCCACCGTTTATGCTCTATTATGACCGTTCAATAGAACAGTTTGATGGCACTCACGTTGAGCGAGTAGAAGATTATGCCTATCGAATGGGTGTATCTGGACGAACAGCCAATGAAATAACAGGTAAAGAACACCTTGAGGTATTAGCATTAGCTGCAAATTATGTAGATAGTGCCGTATCTAAAACCTGTAACATTGGTGATGACGTACCATATGAAGATTTTAAAACGCTTTATTATGATGCGTGGAAGCTAGGCTGCAAAGGTATTACGACCTTCCGTGCATCTGGTAAGCGGTATGGTATTTTGAATAAACCTAAAGAAGACGAAGAGCCTCAAGCAGAGGCTTGTTACATTGACCCAGATACGGGTCAGAAAACTTGTGAATAACATTTGCCCCATAGCTTTTTAGCCGTGGGGCTTTTTTTAT